TTCTAAAAGATAATTGTTGCAATCATACATGGGAGTTGATAAGAGAGGAGACAAACTAACAAATAGGAGAAAAGTTATGGGACTAGACCAACACGCACATTTGCGTAACCATAAAGTTGATTGGGATAAATATTATTCTGACAACGAAGAAGAAAGCAAGAAAGAACACGAGCAGGTTTTCGTGTGGAGAAAACACGCGAGACTGCAAGAGTTCATGAGTAAAAAATGGGCAGAACAAAACCCTGCTGTAGAGCCTGAAGGTATGCTCGCACATCTAGGTTTTAATGCTGACCAAGAGGCACCTTGTTATATGACGAAAGAGGTCGTTCAAGAATTAGGGGAACAGATAGAAAAAGGTTTCTCTGACTATGTAGCCGAAGACGGTTTTTTCTGGGGACAACAGTTTCAAGAGGAGAGTGTCAAGGAGTACAAAGAGCAGGACATGAAGTTTTTAAAATTCTGCGAACAAGCGATCTCTGAAAACAAGGTCGTAGAATATTGGTGTAGTTGGTAATGCCAAATAATAAAAAGCGAGGCGACAATGTCGCCTCGTCTCGTTCCTCGTCTCGCGTTGAGAAGAAGAACATTATTAAGAAAGGTGAACAGCACCAGCAGGAGTTCACACGGCTGATGGAGAAGTTTAGCAAGACAGCAGGATTAAATATATTAACCGAACCAAACAAGGAGATGTTTAATAAAATCTTTAATAATAAAGATAAAAAAAAGTTAAATTAACTATTGTAATGGGAGTTGATCTAATATAATAAGAGAGGGCAAATCATAAGATTTGTATAATTTAACAAAGAGGTAAAAATGCCAAACGCAATTAGAAAGCTAAAGCAAGACGAAAAAAAATCTGTTCTTGCATATGCTCAACTAAAGCTAAAAGCTAATAGACTAAATAAAGAGTTAGATACATTGAAACAAAATATTGTGAATGTATTTGAGAGAACAAATCAAAACTTGATCATTGTTCAAGATGAGCATGGAAATAGTTTTGGAGTTCAAAAAATAAATCGTAAAAGAAAAAACTTTGATAAAGAAAATTTTAAAGTTAAGCATAATGATTTATTTAATGAGTATCAAAGGATTGTTGAATACTCTGAATACAAAGCAATAGGGAGTGATGCAGATGCCCAGTAATTTAACTACAGTTGCACAAACTCTTTTAGAAAAAATCAAAGACACTAATGTTGCTGAACACAAACCTAGTGATAAGAGAACAACACAGTTGAATTATGAACTGATGTATAAAATGCTAGAGAGTGAAGTTGAAAAGCACATATTAGAAAATCAGGGCAACAGATGTGTTGACGAATTTAGACAAAACATACTGACTAAATTCCAAGACCTAGTACAAATACTTATCAAATAATAATAAACCATACCTGTAGCGCAGACGCGCTACAGGTTTTTCTTCCAGGCAAGGCTCATTCAAACCACAAACATAAACAAAAAAATCGCGTAAAACCACGCGCGTTTTTTGGCACAGCTTTGCTGTGCAAAGAGGTTTACAAAGTAGGATATACACATATACTAGGGTCCCAAACGGTATGAATATTGAGCAACTTAATGAAGATGAATTAAAAGACTTAATCCTGAAGAAGCAGTTGGAGTGGATCAAGTTATGCCAGGATAATTTTTTAATTTTTGCTGAAGCTGTTTGGCAAGATTTTATTTACAGAAAAGAAACAAAAGAAAAAGGTAAGGGACACCATCAAATTATTGCTGAGTCTTTTCATGAGATAGCAGATGGTGATGCAAAGAGGCTCATTATCAATATGCCTCCTAGACATACAAAATCAGAATTTGCATCTTATTTATTCCCTGCTTGGTTTATTGGTAAGTATCCAAAGAAAAAAATTATGCAAGTATCACACAACGCTGAACTTGCTTCACGATTCGGTAGCAAGGTTCGAAACTTAATGGCTACCAAGGAGTATAAACAAATATTTGGAAATGTTACATTACGAGAAGATAGTAAGGCTAAAGGACGTTGGGAGACCAATCATGGTGGGGAATATTTTGCAGCGGGTGTTGGCGGTTCTATCACAGGACGAGGGGCGGACTTACTTATTATCGATGACCCACATACTGAACAAGACTCATTGTCTGATACGGCAATGGAACGTGCTTATGAATGGTACAGTTCAGGACCCAGACAGCGTTTACAACCCGGTGGCCGTATTCTTGTAGTCATGACTCGTTGGGCTACTGACGATCTTACAGGACGGTTGGTGAAGGCTCAATCAGAAATAAAAGCAGATCAGTGGGACGTTATTGAGTTTCCTGCAATACTTCCAAACGATGAACCTGTTTGGCCTGAGTATTGGAGTAAAGAAGATTTAGATTCTGTGAAAGCTTCAATCTCTACAAAGAACTGGAACGCTCAATACATGCAGGACCCAACTTCAGAAGAAGGTGCAATTATCAAACGTGAATGGTGGCAGGACTACGATAAGGAACAACTTCCTAGATTGCTCCACGTGATACAATCTTATGATACTGCATTTTCTAAAAAAGAAACTGCTGACTATTCTGCGATTACAACTTGGGGAATATTTGAGCCTGTAGAAGGTTATGAGAAATGTATAATCCTTCTTGATGCACAAAAAGGTAGATATGATTTCCCTGATTTAAAAAATCTTGCATTAGAACAATATCAATATTGGGAACCTGAGACTGTTATTATTGAGGCTAAAGCTAGTGGTCAGCCATTGATACATGAGCTAAGAAGAGCTGGAATACCTGTAGTTGATTATGTTCCAGCACGTGGAAGAGATAAGCATACACGTATAAATAGCTGTGCTCCTGTCTTTGAATCTGGTATGGTATTTGCACCGTTAGATGAACATTGGGCACAGGAGGTAATTGAAGAATGTGCAGCATTCCCTAATGGACAATACGATGACTATGTTGATTCTATGACCCAAGCTGTGTTAAGATATCGACAAGGTGGATTTGTTTCTACGTACTCGGACGATTGGGACGACCCACCAATGAAATTAGAAAAAGAGTATAAGTATTATTAGGATTTATTATGGCAAAAGATAAACTACAAAAAGGAATCGAAGGAACAACATTCAAACCACAGAAAAAACTTTTAGGAGTTTTTGGTGAATCGAAAGAATCACAAAAAAAAATGTACGATAAGACTTCTGCTCTTAAAAGGGATGCACATAGAAAAGGAAGAGTAGAAGGTAAAAAATTTAGAGCAAAATCTTTTGTTGATAGAAAAACAGGCACTCTTAAATTAGATACAGTTAGTAATAGAAAAAGATATGGTGAAAGAGTTTATAAAGCACCTGATGTATCATACGTTGAGCCTATCAAATATTCAAAAGGTGGTCTTAAAGGAAATCAAAAAAAATTAGATAAAAATAATAACAACAGAATTGATGCAGAAGATTTTAAAATACTTAGAGGTGGTAAAACTGCTATGAAAGCAAAGAAAGGAAAATTAGTTCCTTTAAAAAAGGATCCTACAAAAGCAATTAGTTCTGTAAAACCATCAGCTGGTGGTAAAGGAGGCCCTCCAAGTAAAACTCCTAAAGAAGCAAGATCAGCAGTAGAAGATTTTATTAAGAGAAGAAAAAAATTAGCTGGAGTTGGTAAAGTTGGTAGAATAGGTGCTGCTGCAGCCTTACTAGGATTAGCAGGAGCAGGTGCCGCTAAACTTGGACAAACTATTGGTAGAAAAATTTCTGAGAAAAAAAATAAAAAAATGGGTGGTGGCATGATGAAAAAACCTATGGGTTATACAAAAGGTGGTGGTGCTGACACTGGAACAATGGGTGAAGCTAAAAGTAAACTATCTACAGCTATTGATGCTTTTGAAAGAAGAAGAAAAAAAAGAAAATTAGAAGCACCAAGAAGAGGTCCAATGAATCCTGCTAAAGCAATGGGTGGCGGAATGATGATGAAGCCTATGGGCTATAAGTCAGGAACATCTGTAAAAGTAAAATGCAAACTAGGTAGAAACAAACCTACTAAGATGTACTAGGAGGGGTAATGTCCCTACGAAATCTGTTTGGACTCGGTCGAAGGCTAGTTCGAAAGAAAACCGAATCAGTGACACCGGATCCAATAGAGACAACAACTATTGGTGGATTACCCGATCTTTCTAAATTAAAACCAACACCAACAAAGTTACCAACAGTTGCAGAGCAAACTAAAGCTTTAGTATCTAAAGAACCATTAATACAAGCACCTTCATTGCAACAACCAATGCGTAACCTAAAAAACACTATTACAGGTAGTAAAGGTAATCTCGATCAAAGACAGATATTTGGATCAGCTACATATGATCGTATCGCTATGAAAGGTGATGGGTCTTTTACTGCAGACGAGTGGGCTGATTGGTTAACTGACAGAGGCAAAAGAAGATTTAAATTATTTGGTAAAGATTTTGAAGATGGTTTCATTACAGGAAGAAAATTTAAATACGATACAGGTAAAGCAAAAGGAACTCCTCATTTGATGAATAAAGAAATGACTGTACCCATAGAGGAACTTTTTGATGCTAATATTGCCCAGTTTGATAGAGCGGGAGAACTTACTGGAGGAATATTATTTGCTGCAAAACAAGCAGGAGTGAAAATGCCAGGACGACTGTTAGCAGATATGGTTAAGGATAATCCTGTGAATAGAATTAAAGTTAGAGAACTAGGTGTTCCTCAAGATATAGTTAACAAGGCAGAAAATTCCTTAAGAACATCTATATCAAGGGTGGCTGATATGGAAAGATCTCTCGAAAAAGTTGTTAACACAAACCCTGCAGCAACACGAATTGAAAAATTAAATGAACTTGCAGCAGAAGGTTTACAAGTATCAGATATGAAAGTTGCTCTCAAAGACTTAAGAAATGAAATGAGAGCTTTAAATGCAGCAATAAGAGATGGAAATACAGAAGCTGTTTCAGATGCTAATTCAAGAATCGCATCTTTGTTTAAACAAATTAAAGCTGGAATGCCAAACGATAAAAAAATTGCAATAAATCAAATGCAGGGTGAGATTGATGACATGGTTGCACAAATTAAAAATGTCGATCCTCCTAAATATATTAGTCAAGAAGGATATACATATCCTGGAGGACAAAACTACAGAGAGGCTGTTTTTGTTTTAGATGAATCAATACCAAGAAACATAAAAGGTGGTAGGAGAGAAAACCCTCACTATAAAGGCAAAGAGTATGATAACCCACTTGCACATTTACGTTGGGATACACGCACAACATCTGATGGTAAAAAAGCTTTTTTAATACATGAAATACAATCTGACACTAATCAAGGTATAAGTAAATTTTTAAGAGATCGTAAGGCAGATCCTTTTAACACCTCTCTTAGACAGAATCCTTATCAGAACGAAAAAATTTTAGAGTTTTTATTTAAGGCTAGAAAAAATTTAAGTGATGAAATTTTAAGTGGAAAATTGAGTGCAACACGAATGGAACTTAACGCAAAAAAATTGAAAGACATAGATGAAGTTATAAAGAATAGTATAAAATCACCAGACGCAAGGTACGGCATGTATGGAAGAGTAGAAAGTGAATACGGTAATATTACCGGTGTCGATTATTTTCCTTTACTTGATAGATCTTCACAAGCAAAAGTTGCTTTAAGTTATTTGAGTAATCTTGCAGCTAAAGAAGGTGTAGATTATATTGCAATTGCCCCTACTAATTTACTTAAGAGAGGAATCGATGAGAAAAAGGTAAAAGCTTATCAAGAAGCTTATGGATATTTTAGAGGTAACAAATCACCTGGATCTAAGTCACCAGCAGTTATTCCCTCTCTTATGAAAAAAATGGCTAAAGACTTTGATACCCAAGCAGGTCCTATAAAAATTTCAAGATCAGATCCAACAAAACCATATAAAAGAATCGAAAAAGAAAAAATAGATATTTACGATGGAAATGAATACGAGGTAATAAAACACACGGATAGTGCTAGTAGAAAAGCTAGAGGATATGAATTAATACCTGATAACGACCTTAGATTGTACACAGACGTTTTTTCTGTTAAAGTATCACCTAACATGATAAATCAGCAAAAAATCTACAAAAAAGAAGGTGGATTTATAAGTAAATATAATTAAGGATTAAAATGGCTGTAGAAAAACAAGAACCTCAAACAGAAGATATTTTAGAAGAAACTGAGGTAGAAACATTGCCTAGTGATGAAGTTGATGTAACTGTTGAAGGTGAAGAAATTCCAGAAGCAAAGCCTGAAGATGATTTTAACGCTAACTTAGCAGAGGCTATGGATGAGAGAACTCTCAAAGACATGGCCATGGAATTAATTCAAGAATACAAAAAAGATAAGACTTCTAGAAAAGAATGGGAAGACGCTTACATTAAAGGATTAGATTTATTAGGC